CGAACGCTGTGAACGATTTGCCTCCAGAGGTATCAATGTTACTCTCAAGCCCCAGTCCGATCCTACCGCTTCCTATGTGGTGGATGGATACAGCAATGGACAAATACAACAAATGCAGCAAGGGTTTCCCCAAAAGTGGAACGGAGAGCAAGTCGCACAAGTCGCGCTCTATGACAATCAAGGAATAGAGTACGAACTAGATCAAGCAGAACGTTTCAATGCGTTTGGCTTTAACAAGTTCAAAGGATGGACTTGTAATGCAGGTTATCAAGGATGCGTTATACGTGAAAACGAAGTAAAACGCAGTTATAGTTGCCACGACCAACCCTTAGGCACGTTAGACGGCGGATTTGAGCTGTTTAAAGCACCATTACAGTGCATTACTCCTAGTTGCGTAAGCAGCGCCGACTCAAAAATACCAAAGGTAAAAAATGTATAAGTTAGCTGATATTAGGGATATACATTTTGAAATTACTAGCAAGTGTCAGGCAGCGTGTCCGATGTGTGCAAGAAATATACAAGGCGGCCCTAAGAGTCCATTTTTAGAACTGAATGAAATATCATACGATCAGTTTCAAAAATGGTTTGATATTGCCTTTGTTAAGCAACTAGACAAATTATATATGTGCGGTAATTTTGGCGATCCTGTTACTGCTAGAGATACTTTAGAAATTTTTACTTACCTGCGTTTCCACAATCCTAATATGGTATTAAGTATGAATACAAACGGCAGTGCTAAGTCAGAATCATTTTGGAGACGACTTGCAGACCTAAATGTTGATATTAGATTTGGCATTGACGGTTTAGAAGACACACATTCTAGATATCGTATCAATACTAATTGGCAAAAGATTATACAAAACGCAAAAACGTTTATTAATAACGGCGGTTATGCGGTATGGGATATGTTAGTTTTTGATCATAACAAACACCAAGTTGAAGATTGCAGGCAGTTAAGCAAAGAAATAGGATTTAAAGAATTCTTTCACAAAAACACAAGTCGTTTTAGAGACAACAGTTTGACAGTTATTGATGCTAATGGAATTAAAGTTGATGAATTATTTCCTACAGAAAAAAGCATACAACATAGAGCAAAAGTTAATACTGATTCTAAGATTATTGATTGTAAGGCTAAAAAAGAAAACAGCATTTACATAGGTGCTAACGGAAATGTTACGGCGTGTTGTTGGACAGACCTACAATTTATTCCTCCGCACAATGACAGTAGAGTAGATATAACAACTAGAATAGGCAGCGCACCTAATTTATATAACAGTAGTTTACGTGAAATATTTAATTCTAACTACTTTAATTCAATACAAGACACCTGGGGGTGTGATCCTCTAAAAGAGTGTGCAAAGCAGTGTGGCAGTTTTAAAAAGTTTGAGGCACAGTATGAAAATTGATATACAAGACGTATTATTTTGGATGGATGCTATTCGCAATAGTGATGATCGCTATCGCACACTTGAAAGTTTTTGGAAAGGGCAAGTAAACAGCAAAGTATGGTTAGCTGAGAACTTGGTAGGATTTGTACCCGTTAGACCGTTAAATATCGTCATATACGGCGGCTGGAACGGAGTGCTTGCAAGTATACTGTTTAACTCTAATATCAATATAAACAGCATTACAAGCGTGGATATAGACCCTGTGTGCGAAGATATAGCTAATACAATTAATAAGCGTTACGAAATGCAAGGGAAATTTAGCGCAATTACAACAGATATGTGCGGTTTTGAAACATCTGCCGATGTAGTTATAAACACAAGTTGTGAACATATTACGCAAGAACAGTATCAGCAATGGCTGTCTAATCAACCAGATGATGCAGTTATTGTATTACAAAGTAATAATTATTTTGAACACGAAGAACATAAAAGATGTTCAATTGATCTAAATGACTTTACAAAAATGAGTCATATAAAACCATTTTATAGAGGAAATTTAGAAACACCTAAATATGATCGATATATGTTAATAGGTAAAAAGAAATGAACCCAATTAAAATTATAGATCACGATGCAGTTGATTCCTTGCATATTGGTTATATTGTAGGAACTACGTGTAACTTCAAATGCCACTATTGCTTTGACGGATTTAATGATGGAAAGTATAGATTTCCTTTAGATTTAGAGTTGGTTAAACAAAATCTAGGACACTTGATAGATACATACAAAACATATCATAACAAAAAATATGTAAGAATACATCTTACCGGCGGCGAGCCAACTCTGTGGCCTGACCTGGGTGAGTTTGCAAAATACTTTCACGACAAGTATAACTGTAAAATATCATTAAGCACAAACGGAACACGCACACTTCGTTGGTGGAAGAAATACGCAGAATACTTTGATGATATTGGAATAAGTATTCACAACGAAAAAGTAGATCCGTATCACACAATCGAAGTAATGGATTGGATTTATAATAACACAAATGTTCTTGTAAATGGAACAGTACTAATGGATCCTGATAATTGGGACAGGTGTGTAGAAATTGTTGATATACTAAAAACTCATCCTACTCCTTGGTTGTTAAAGGCAAGACCGGTATTAACACAAGGCGAGCTAAAGCATTTCGACGACAGCCAAAAAGATTTTGTGAAAGATAAAATTAAAAAGATGCCGCCAAACGAGTGGTTACAAAAACAAAAAGATTTAGGAACTATTCCTAACAGCGCACCAAATGTAGAAACTGTGTTGGAAGATGGAACTACCATAAAATATGATACCTTTCAAACTATAGAAAACAACTGGCAGCATTTTACTGGTTGGAAATGTAATTTGGGCATAGATAGATTTGCAATAGGAATGAATGGCGACATACAAGGAGCGTGTGGCGCTTCGACGCTGTTTGGATTAGATAAACCGTTGAATATTTACGATAAAGATCTAGCAACTAAGTTTACAGCAGATTTGATAAGACCAACTATATGCACACAAAAATATTGTATTTGTGCAACTGATATTAGACTAACAAAGGAAATGGTATGAGTGAAACTTTTTGTCCATTGCCCTTTATACATTTAGCCACTCGTCCAAACGGCGATGTGCGTGTATGCTGTACTGCTAATGCTAGTGGTGCAGGAGTTACAGACGACAAAGAAGTAGGGCTTGTTAAAAAAGACGGCGTTAATATGAACTTGCGTGATCATACTATTGAAGAAGTATGGAACAGCGAGCAAATGCGTAACACTAGATTACAAATGTTACGTGGAGAGATCCCAGCAAGTTGTCGCAAGTGCTTTGAAGAAGAATCTAAAGGTATCAAAAGTAAACGCAATTGGGAAACAGAAGTATGGCAACAGCGTGTAGATTTAGATAGTATTGTATCCTCAATGGACACACACGGAGTAATGCCAGTTGACATTCCTTACTTTGACTTACGGTTAGGTAATATGTGCAACTTAAAATGCATTATGTGTAGTCCACACGATAGTTCAAGTTGGATTAAAGATTGGAAACTGCAATATCCAAAATATACAAATGATTTAAAACAAGACCAAGGTTGGGATCCCAGTTTTGATTATACGTGGTATAAAAAAGGCAGCTTTTTAGATAGTATGAAAAGTCAAGCAAGGTATATTAAAGAATTATATTTTGCAGGTGGTGAACCTTTGATGATTCCAGAGCATTATGCAATACTTGAATTTATGGTTGCAGAAGGACACGCAAAAGATTGTGTAGTACGTTATAACTCAAATGGTACTGACATTAGCGACAGGCTTTTAAAGTTATGGACACATTTTAAAGAAATTAAATTTAACTTTAGCATAGACGCAGTAGGTGAGAAAAACGATTATATTCGTTATCCTAGCAACTGGAATAGTCTTGTTACTAATATGCACAAATTAGATAACACAGGCGACAACGTTACTGTTAATATGGCTTGTGCTGTGCAACTATTAAACATAGGCAGTTTAGTTGAATTAGCAGAATGGAAGATAAATCAAAATTTTAAAAAGATAAATGCTGCACCCTATGGCGCAGGAGTTATAGGATTGCACTTAGTTTATTTTCCTAGTTATTTAAATATTAGAACACTGCCCAAAGATGTCAAACAAAGTGTAACTGAGTCTATAAGTACATTTGCGAACACATATAATACACAAGAGTTTAAAACAAGTGCATATGGTAAAAATCGTTGGTTAGGTATAGTAGATTATATGAACAGTGAAGACTGGTCACACAAACTTCCGACAGCTGTAGAATACTTAGAAATAAGCGACAAAACACGAAATTTAAATTTTAGGAATACATTTAAAGAATTGAGGAATATATGACCCCTGAAGAAATTGAAAGAGGATTACGCTGGCAGAGCTTGGTTAACTTAGGTAATCAAGTAAAACTTAAATGGAATATTGACCATTATGGAGTTGAACAACAGCTAGAACAGTTTAAAGATAACTGGTGCCCTTACAATGCTAAAAAAGATACACACAACAATCGTTGGGGATTACCTATAACAAGTCATACTGGTGATGTTATGGACAACTACCATTTGAATAGTTTTGGCCATATGCAGAAGTATCACGATGTAGAAATGAAGGAAGAAAATTTTAACACACCAACAGAAGTGTACAATAGTATTCCAGAAATTAAAAGATTAGTAGATGTGTTTGCACCTGACATTGGCCGTGTGCATATTGTAAAAGTAGATCAAGGCGGCTTCTTTCCTCCACACAGAGACTTTCACGGTGTAAGTCCAGAATATTTTAGATTGCTAGTAGTGTTTGGTCGTTGTAGTCCTGAAAATTATGTACAGATGATTGACGGCAAACCATTGTATCCAGAACCTGGATTTGTTTATTTTACAAATTTCCAATTAGACCACAGTGTGTTTAGTTTTAGTGATAACTTGTATTCATTAATTTTAACAGTTAAATTGAATGAACGCACACAGCAATTAATTTTAGACAATACAATGGCAGAATGAAATTAACATACCAAACACCAGAAAAAGAAAATTGGTTCTTAGTTAGCTGGACACTTGCTAATAAGTGCAATTATCGGTGTGACTATTGTCCTAGCTTTTTACACGACGGTTCTAGTGGTTGGCCTGAGAAAGAAGATGTTTTTGATTTTGTAAAATCATTTGATATGCCTGGAAAAGAAGTTTGTTATAGAATTACAGGTGGAGAGCCAACTTATTGGAAACACTTTAAAGAGTTTGCAAAATTAGTTAAACAGCAAGGACACTCGTTTAGTTTTCTTACAAATGGAAGTCAAAGTGTCGAATATTACAAAGAAATAAGTCAATGGAGTGATGGCATTATAATCAGTTATCATCCTCAGTATGCTGATATAGAACATATTGCCAACGTAGCAAACGCTGTAAAATGTCCTGTAGCTCTTAATTTAATGATGGTACCAGAACACTTTGATGAACAGCAAAGCGTTGCACGGCGCTTATATGCGCTTACAGACGCCCTTGCAATATGGCCTAAAGTTATTGTAGATAAAACTGAGCTGGATCACGTTACAAATAAAGTAAGTTCGTACACCCAAGAACAGCAAGATGTAATTAGTAATTGGCCTTATTTTAGACAGTTAGACGATGACAAACTACATCGTGGTGGTATTATGTTGGATGACGAAATTGTAAGTGCTAATGATTTAATTGTTAAAGAACTAAACAATCACTTTGGTTGGACTTGTTGGGCAGGACTGCATATGATTAAGATTGATATGTATGGCCACATATATCGTGCTGAGTGTGAGCAAGGCGGCAAGCTAGGTCACATTAACGAATACAATTTGCCTACCGCACCTATTGTGTGTGGTAAAACTGTATGCGCTTGTTTAAGTGATATCTATCTCCGTAAGGAGAGTCAAGTCTGAAGCAAACCTAAATACTTTATGTTCTTTAGATTTTAAATTATAACCTAACACAGTTAATGTATTATCGTAAACAATAGGCCGACCTAATAGCCATTCCTTCATATACAATTCTTTTTCAATAGTACCTTCTGCTGAAATTTTTAATATTGGACAAGTTGGTGTTCCTGCTGGAAAGAAATATGCTGATCCGTTATATTCAATACCTGACCTAAACCTATACTTGCCTCCAAACTTTAAACCAATATCAAATTGACGGCTTTGTTTAGTAGCAGTATTAAACACAAGTCCCCAGTTGCTATCATCGTTATAATCTTCTCCGTAAGGTAATGCTACAATATTATCGTTTACTAGTACGCCTGCATTATATTTTTTAGCAAAATCGTAACCTTCTATTTTGTGTAAGTGGTAAGATTTTGTAGTTGTGTTAAATTCTATAATTTCATTTAGTCCTGCTGTTTCACCAAATGGTAATGCGTACAATGTATTATCTTTAACAATAATGTCACTATATTTTCTAGTAATCGAATTATCAATACCAATAATTTCGTGTGTTATAATTTCTTCACCGTTAAATTCTAGTAAAGTATTATAACCAGGATCATCGCCTCTAGGCATACTCCAAAAACTGCCGTTACAATATACTGTACCCATATGTAATTTTTTACCTTTTGTAGGTAAAGGGTATGACGTTACTTTGCTATCTTTAATATGTAACCCAATATTAGTATCTTGGTAACCTAATGGAAAACTAAAACCTTCTGCTCCGTTAGATGCTAGATTATAAAATTGTCCCTTACCACCAAATGATAGTTTATGTAATTTAATTTTATTAACATCTAGTTCTACGACAAAATTTAAATCATCATAAATGCCATATGGCACCATCCATATGTTACCACCAATTAATTCACAAGTGTTAGTTTTACTTGTTGCTGCTGGCAGGTCTAAAAATACATCTAAATTTAATTCTGTGTCACCTTTAATAATATACTTGAACCAAGTGTAGTCTTTGCATAACTCAGTAGCAAATGGCGGCGATACTAAAACACCATCTATATCTTGCAGAATTAAATGTTTAATGTCTGCTTCTTTATACCAATCTTCAAATGCTTTATATGCCATTTAAATCTATTGTCCTAATTACTTTTTCATTTATAGTATCAAATACTAAAACAGTTTGAAATGCGTTACTTTCACCATAAGG